CTGGGCGGTCCCGGCACCTGGGTCGACGACCAGGTGCCCGGTGCCAAGATCGAGCAGCTACGCCCGCCCCCGGTCCCCGACCTGTTTGCCGAGTTCAAGGAGATCGGCGCCATCTTCCTGGAAGCGTCGGGCCTGACCGAGACAGTCATGGGCCGCGGTGAGCAGGGCATTCGCTCGGGCAAGCAGGCCAAGCAGGCGGTCCTGACCGGTTCCGGCCGCATCCGCAAGGTTGCGGTCGGCCTGGAAGAGTCCCTGGTCAAGCTGGCAGAGGTAGGAATTAAGCTGATACAGCGAAACAGCAAAATTAGAATGCGTACCGACCAGGGCCAGGTACTGCTGCCGGCGCAGGTGGCAGAGCCGCGTCTCAAAATCCGGGTCGCTGGGCATAGCCAATCTCCGTTGTTTGCCGATGACAGCAAGGATCTGGCGGCGGCGCTGTTCAAGTCGCAGGCGATCGACCGCGAGATGTATGTGCGCATGCTCAATCCGCCCAATGCCGACGCCATCATCCATAAGCTGCGCAAGCGCGTGGTCGAGGAAAAGCGGGAAAAGATGGCCGAGGCGCAGCAGGGGATCAAGCCGAAGCCAAAGAAGGTGGCCTGATCCCCCGGATCTTACCTGGGGGTTGGGGATGATGGGGCACCACCTCCTGTCACTATTGCGGCCCTGGCGTTGCTGTTAGGGTTTCTGGTGCATTCCTAATACTGGTCACCATGCCAGGCAACAACAGGAGGGCAACATGGCACGCAGGCGCCATCGTCGCGGTCGTCGCCGGTAGTAACCGGCTTGGAGACGCCTTTCAAACCCCGGCTTGCGCTTGCGGCCGGGGTTTTACTGTCACTATTCGGCGCTGATGTGCGGCTGTAGTTTCCGCGCATGCCGCCAATGATCCCCGGCGGGCCCGCTCCGATGATGGGTGGCGCTGCGCCAAATATCGGTCAACGACCGATGCTCCCCAAGTCGCCGCTCGGCGGCCCTACCGGCCCCGGCACCTCTCCCGCTATGTCACCTGGATCCGGCGCCGGTCACGAGGCTGCCGCCATGGCCGACATCAAGGCGGTCATTCCCATTCTGATGAAATCCGTCAACGCCTTCCCGGTCGGCGACAAGCGCCGGCAGGCACTGATGCAGTCGGTGCTGCGGCTGGAAGCCAACTTCGGCAAGTCGGAAACCGACGATCTGACCGGTGCTGCTGCTGATCGCATCAGCGCCGCATCGAAATCCGGCATGGGTCTGCAGGGCCACAACATGGCGCCGCCCGGCATGGTGCCTGGTGGCCCGGCGCCGATGCCCGGCGGTGGGCTTGGTGGTGGCGCCATGGGCGCAGGAGGAATGTGATGGGCGAATATCTCAAACCCAAGGTCGCGGTCGGCAATCTCGGGGAGCGCAAGAAGAAAAACGGCATGTTTCAGAACGTTCCTAGCTATCCGCAGCTTGGTGGGTTCTCCGGTCCCTCCAAGGTTCCAGAACGCGATCGCCCCATGGGATTGGAGAAAGGCGACCTCGCCCGCAAAGGGAAGCCGGTGTGATGCCGCGTAAATCAGGCGACAAGGGGCGCAATTTCTACGAGACCAGCTCGCCCTGGGAAACCCAGGTCGAGACCAAAAGCAAGCCGCCGAAAAGCTATTCCGGCCTGGTCGATCAATCGATCCCGCTGTCATCGCGGCTGATCAACGACATCTCCGGCACTGAGGTAATGCGCAGCCTGCAGCCGGAGCAGTACGACAATCCGCGCGGCTATCCCGGCCTGTCCCTGGTCACCTGCGGCGATCAGAAATCCAAGCTCGGCCGCCACGACGCCGATCACAGCATCACCCACAACGCTGAAGGCGAGGCCAAGCTGGCCCGCACAGGGAAATAATACGAAAGGGCGTTCACGCCCGTCTTGGAGACCAATATGGCTCTGCATCCGCAAACCCAGATGGCGCTCGGCACCTTGCTGCAGCGCCTGGCCGGCAACCCGAAGACCCGGCAGACAACCCTGCAGATGGTCAAGGAGCTCGATCCCAGCTACCGGCTGCCCGCCGACGTGCAGATGGAGCAGTTCAAGGCCGAGCAGAAGAAGGAGCGGGCCGAGGAGAAGGCCAAGGCCGACGCCGAGGCGCGCGCCGCGCGCCGCGCCAATGGCCGCAAGCGCATGGTCGACGCCTATGGCGAGGACACCGTCAAGGCGATCGAGGAAGGGCCGCTGAAGAAATACACCAACCTGAGCTGGGACGACGCCGCCAAGATCTATCAGCAGGAAAATCGCGACACCATCACCCCCAACGGGCAGCCGAAGCCGGAGCGCTTCCGCCACGGCCAGTTGTGGGAGCTGCCGGTGCCGGAGGGCTCGACCGCCGAGGCGTTCCTCGCCAATCCCGAGAAGGTGGCGCAGGACACCGCCTATTCCATGCTCGATCACTTCCGCGCCGGAGGGCGCCCCTAAAGCGTAGGAGCTAGTCCATGCCGCAATTTGGCCAAGGCATAATCCCCGCCCAGGGTGCCATCGCCGCGGAACTGGCCGCCATCACCCGCCGCGCCTTTCTGCCCAAGGTGTTCGTGCAGCTGTGGAAGTCAACGCCGTGGATGGCGGCGATGCTGTCGCACGCTATGGTCGCCTCCGGTGGCCTGTCGCCGATCACCGTGCCGCTGCAGGGCAACCCGATGGTGACGGTGCAGAACGTCGGTTACGACGGCAGCTTCAACCAGCCCGGCGTCACCCCCGGCCTGCAGAACGCCGAGTTCAATCTCAAGGGCTATCTGACGGCGATCCCGTTCCTCGGATTCGAGGGCCTGGTGCAGCTCGATTACAGCGTGGTGCCGCTGATCGAAGCGCGCATGAACGACGCCACCAACGTGACGCTCGATCGCTTCTCCACCGACATGTTCAACAACATTACCAACACCATGTCGATGATCGGCCTACCTGCCGCGGTCGATGATGGCACCTTCGCCGCCACCTACGGCGGCATCAACCGGCCCTCCAACACCTTCTGGAAATCCACCTACGTCCACAACGGCGCCCCGGTCACGCCCACGCGCAATCTGATGCTGCAATACATCGCTCAGGTGACGAAGGTCACCGGCGAAATACCCAAGATGGCCCTCATGGGTTTCGGCACCTGGACCAATCTCGCACAGGATTTTACCCCAAACGAACGCTATGTCGTTACCCCGAGCCTGGCCTTCGGTGAGGGTAAGGTGGAGGCACTGTTCCGCGCACTCGATGTCGCGGGCGTACCGTTCTACCCGGACCCGTATTGCCCGGAGGGCACGCTCTATCTGTTGAATACCGATTATCTCGCGCTCTACGTCCATGAGCGGGCCAGCTTCTACTTCACCGGGTTCGAGTCGACCCTGACCAACGGTCAGTTCGGCTACATCGGCGCGCTGCTGACCTTGCTAGAGATGGTCGACGTCAAATGCAAGGCACACGGCAAGTTTGACAATATCGCCTTCTTGAACATCTGAGGTGGCATCATGCGAGTCGGTGGCCCCAATATCCTCAATCAGGCCAGCTCGTTTCCGCTCACGCTGGTGGGCGGCGGCTTTGCTTACCTGCCGATGGGCAACTATCTGACCCTGCTTGGCGTCAACACGGTGCTGCAGTGGTTTGATCCGGTGGGGGCGCTGTGGCGCGACATCACCGGCGTCACCTCCTCGACCCAGGCGATCTCGGTCGACGGCTATAACTACCGGCTGCTCAACACCACCTCGACCACCGGCGCCGCCACCGTCACCGCCGCCGGCTCCGGCGCCACCAATGGCATCGGCCAGCAGGCCACCGGCGTCACCGTCACCGCCCAGGCGGCCCCGGCCGGTGGCCGCACCGCCCGCTACTTCGCCATTGTCGGCGGCTCGCTGCCGGCGCTCAGCGTGGTGCAAGGCGGCTCCGGCTTTGCGGTACCGCCGTTGATCCTTATCGACCCACCGCCCTATGGCGGCATCCAGGCCACCGCGGTCTGCACCATCACCGCCGGCGCCATCGCCACCGCCACCCTGACCAATGTCGGCGCCGGCTACACGGCGCTGCCCAACGTCTACGTGATTCCGCAGTTCCTCGACTATCCGGGCGCCCCGTCGCTGATCACCGGCGCCATTCCGCCGAATTTTCCGCCGGGGTTCATTGCCGGCGGCGCTGGCCAGTCCGGTGGCGGCACCCTGCCGCCGCAGAACTGGCGCTACGGCCTGCAGATCGCCACCCCGATCACCTCCGGGGCGCTGATCACCTTCGGCGCCGGCGTCATCGGCGGCTCCGGCACCGTCACCGGCATCACCCTGGTGGACGGCGGGCTCGGCTATACCGCCGGCGTCACCACTCTGACCGTCACTGGCGCCGGTGCGGCCACCGCCACCATCGCCAACCCGGTGGCGGCCGCCAACGACACCTCATTCATCCAGGCCAGCATCAACGAGTAACCTCATGGACTGGGAATCACTGCGCGAGCTCTGGGAAAGGCTGGCCGCCGCCGCGCGCGACGCCGCCGAAACAGCGCCACATGGCTCGATCTACCACGTCGAGGCGGCCAAGTTTCTGGCCATGTGCCAGTGTCTGGAGGAGCATTCCAGGGATGTCGTGCCAGCAGCTGACGAGCAGGAAGCCGCATCGCCACAAGACGCGGCTGAAGCAGGAGCAGGAGCGGGAGAAGCTGCACCGGCGGCAGCGAGCCCGCCCGAAGACGCGGAAGCCAGCCCCGAAGCCCCCAAACCCCGAGGTCGCCGCCGATGACGAATCTCTCACCTGCTCGTCCTGGGCCTTCGTCAGAGGACGAGATCGAGCCACAAATACTGTCTTTGCGGGTGATCAACTTCAACTCATTTGCGATTCACGACCGCTTTGACGGCACCGTGTTTCGTTTTGAGAGCAATATGCCCAAGGATATTCCGATCGACGCCGCCCACCACATCTTCGGCTGGTTCCCGCCCTTCATCGACAAGGATGGGCAGCGGCGTGAGGTCGATCCCGAGATCATGCGCGCGCATTGTCAGCGCCGCTTCGGCTGGAACACCCCGAAGATGGTCGAATCCGGCGCCGCCGACGAGTTTTTCCACAAGCTGCAGTTCCGGCCGATCATGTTCCGCATGGTGCCGGTGCCGGTCGACGAGGAGGAGCCGGCCAAGGAGCCGATCGTGCGCGGGGCGAAGGTGAACCGGACCATGGCAGCTGCCGACGAGGCGGCCAAGCGAACATGAGATGCTGCTGTCCGACTACATCAATCAGGTGCAGCAGCTGGTGCACGACAGCGCCGGCATCGATTATCAGACCCCCGAGCTGACGCTCTACATCAACGAGGCGCGCAACCGGGTTGCCGCCGACTTCTATTGCATCCGCACCTACTTCACCAACTGCTCGACCATCATCAATCAGGAGACCTACCCGCTGACCGGTGGCATCGGCGGTGCCAGGATCACCGCCGGCGGGTCATACAGCTCGCCGCCGACCGTCACATTCTCCGCGCCTCCGGCCGGTGGCACCACTGCCACCGGCACCGCAGTGCTGGCGGCCGGCGGCGGCAGCCAGCCGGTGGTGCAGATTGCCATGACCAGCTGGGGCTCGGGCTATGTGGCGGTGCCGACGGTGACTTTTGGCTCCGGCGCGGCCGCGGCCACCGCCGTTGCCCTGCTCAATGTCATCGATCTGTGTGCGATTTCCTTCCTCTATCCGCCCGGCACCCAGGGCCTGTCGCGGCAGATGCTGCTGTGGGAGCCGTTTACCACCTTCAATGCCTTCTACCGACCCAACACCATCAACTCCGGCTCGCCGGCGATCTGGACCAGCCTGGTGTCGCAGAACCAGTTTTATCTCTGCCCGGGTCAACCGAACCAGAATTACGTGCTGGAGCTCGACGCCTTCGTCTATCCATTCCCGCTGGTCAACACCACCGACACCGACGCGCAGATCAACACCCCGTTCAACGAGCTGGTGCAGTACCAGGCCGCCTACAAGGCGCTGCTCAAGGCGCAGAATTTTGATCAGGCCGACTACTACGACGGCAAATATCAGAAGCGGGCGCTGCAACTGGCCGGCTCGATCACCCCGCCACGGCGGCAGAACGTCTATCAGAACCGCTGGCGCCGCATCCAGAGGGGGTACTGATGCCTCCCGCCAACGTTACCCAGCGGCAACTAGCCACCAAGAAGTACATCGTCTTCTCGCAATTCACCACCATGAACACTCAGTCGGCGCGGCAGGCGCTGCCGGTGGGCGAGCTGGCCTGGTGCGAGAACCTGCAGATCGTCGGTCCCAACCAGCTGGTGGCCTGCAACGGCCCGATGCCGCCCATTGCCAACCTCGGCGCCGGGGTCAGCATCAGCGCCCAATACTTTGCCAACTACACGCCGCCCGGCGGCGTCAACACGGATTTCATCATCTCCTTCACCAACGCCGGCGCCGGCTATCAGACCAATGCGCAGACCGGCGCCACGGTCAATTTTGCGGTGGCCGGCACCTTCTCGCCGCAGCCGGACATGACGGTGTGGGCATCGCAGCGCATCTTGATCGCCGATCCGATTGCGGGTTATTGCACCTGGGACGGACATGTGTTCGTGCAGGTGGGCGGCGTATCGCCCAGCATCGTCGTCACCAATGGAGGTTCCGGCTATGGCGCGCCCCCCAGTGTCACTATCTCCGGCGGGTCCGGCACCGGCGCTACTGCGCACGCGGTTCTCACCGGTGGAAGTGTCACGTCCGTCGTTCTTGACACCGCCGGTACCGGGTTCAAGGCCGGCGACACCCTCACCGTTACCTTCGGCAGTGGCACGGCTGCTGCAACGGCTATCGTATGGCCAAGCTTCAGCCTCACGCCAACAACTCTTGCAGTCTACGCCGGGCGCGTCTGGCTGGCGGGAGCGCGCACGCTTACGTGGACAGGAACCTTCGGCTACGATGACGCAAAAGCGGCGGATGCGTCAGGCTCGACACAAATCGCCGATGCAGATCTCGTCCACCAGATAACCGCGGTCAGATCGCTCAACAACTTTCTCTACATATTCGGCGACAACAGCGTCAAGCAGGTCGGCACCATCACGGTGTCGGGTTCGTCGACCATCTTCAACATCATCAGCCTGTCGTCGGACCAGGGTTGTCCGTTCCCGCGGGCGATTGCTTCCTATAATCGACTAGTGTTGTTCGCAAACAAAGTAGGCGTCTACGCTGTCTTAGGAGCATCAGTCGAAAAAGTATCCGATCAGATGGATGGAATATTTGCTCTAGCAGACGTGTCGCAGCCATTTCAGGCGGCCGTAAACGACTTGCACACATCATTGCACACCTTCATGCTGCTGCTGCGCTACCGCGATCCGCTGTCCACCACACGCTCGCTGATCCTCTGCTTCTACAAGAACAAGTGGTTCGTGGCCAGCCAGGGCAACCAGCTGACCACGCTGGTCACCGCGCCGATCAACGGCATCATCGAGACTTTTGCCTCCTCGGGCCAGGATATTACCCAGGTGTTTCAGTCGACCACGCCGCTGCCGATCATCTTGCGCACGTCAGAATCGCCCAATGGCGAGATCGAGATGGGCAAGATCGGCCTGGAGGTCATGGTGGCGCTGAACTCCAATACCCTGGGCACGCTCAACGGCTCGGCCGATTCGGAGAATCTCGATCCCGGCAAGCCGTTCTCGCTGTCCACCGCCATCCAGCTGACCTGGGTGAACAATTCCAACCAGATACTGACCTGGCAGAACAACTCGCTGCAGACCCTGGTGTGGGCGGCGACCGGGTTCATCTACGGGCGCTCGCCCATCAATTCGTCGGGAGTTTTCCTCGGTGTGACCCTGACCGGCACTTTTGCCGGGGGTTCCTCGACGACTTCTGGGCTGGTGATCAATGCCATTCTGCTCGAATATCAGGACAAGACCAAGAACACCGGAAGGATGGCCGCCTGATGCCGGTATTTTTCCACGATATCGTGCTGCCCAACGACTTGGCCGGATTCTCCATCTGGCTGCAGGAGCACTATCTAGAGCACCGGCAGTTTGTCGGTATCTTTCAGGCCCAGACCGTGCCAGTGTTCGTGCCGGACTACAATTTTGCCCTGTGGGGCAACGACAAGAAGGTAATCAGCGCCTGGCTGGAATCGCACCAGGCTACACACCAGGCGCTGCGCGATCATACCGGCGTTACCGGCATCGACCTGGCCGATGTCGATCTGAGCCAGACCGATCAGTGGTTTGCCTGGATGGACGACCACCGCTCCGAGCACTCCGACCTGCGCCGCGCATTGGGAATCAAAACATGATCTGGGACATCGATCCATATAAGTGGCGCTGGCTGTTGTCCGCCAATGACGATGATGGCGGTGATGACGGTGGCGGCGGCGATGATGGCGGCGATGATGGCGGCGGCCCGGCTGATGATGGCGCGCCAGCTGATGATGGCGGCCCGGCCGATGATGGCGCTGGCCCGGATGCCGGAGCTAAAGAGCCGGGTGGGGGCGATGCGGGCGGGGGCGATGCCGGTGGCGGTGACGCCGGCGGGCCAGCCGGCCCAGATGGTGGAGGTGATGCGGGACCCGATCCTGGCACCGAACCGGGCGACGGCGAAGGCGACCCCGGCACCGCGCCTGACGCCGGCCCGGCACCTGATGCTGGTCCGAGTGGTCCGCAATCCGAGGCGGCAGCTTCGGCCGCGCTGGGCGGTGACTCGCGCTTCACGCCAGGTGGCGGCGGTGCCGCAGCCGGCGGTGTCAGCGATATTTCGTCGGCGTTGGGTGGGGAAGGCGGCCCGATCGCGCAAGCGCTGGATAATGCCCCTTCGGGGATACCCAGCGACGGGATGCTAGGCGAGTCAATGCGCTTCCCGGCCACTGACCCTGGCGGGATATTCACGCAAGGAACGCAGGGCTTCAGCAGAACCAACCCAAATGATCCAGCTGGGGTATTCGGGCGCGCTCCTGCCGCCGAGGAGGATGGTGGCCCGCCCGACCCAGAGCTGGATCCGTACACCAATCCGTTTGGTCAGGAACCAGCCTTGCCTGATCGGCCACCTGGGGTGGGACCGGGGCTGCCTGGTATAGACGAGGAAAGGCTCTCTCCCGACATCCCTGGCGAGCCGCCCTCGGTATTGTCGCCACAACCCGGTGACGTTCCCGCCAACGTCGATCCCGGCATCATCATGCCGGAGGACATGCCGAATCCAGCTATCGTTACGCCCAATCGCGAAGCCAGCATCTCGTCCATGTTTGGTATCAGCCCGGCGGCAGCCGCCACCTACGACATCGCGCATCCACCTGCAGCCACCAGTGATCTAGCCAACCCGCCGGAGTTTGGCGCACCGCCGGGTTATGCGCCGACATTTGATCAGCAAGCCGCGGGAATGTTTCCTGGGCTTAGTGCCGGCCAGACTTTGCAAGGCATCGACCCCGGTGGCTTGGCCTGGACTCAGACCGTCGGTCAGCCGACCGATCCGGCGGCGCAGCCAGGCGGTCTGCCGGCAGGATTTGTTGGTGCTGGTGGTGCGCCAGCTTTGGCCGGTGGGGTTCCTGGTGGAACAATTGCGGCCACCGACCCGGGGGCGTTGGGTACGCCCTTCAGCGCCAGTCCTGCGCCGGATGCGACCTTGGGCATGGGTACGACCACGGTCATGGGTAACGTGCCTGGAAATCAGTATGTTGCCGCTAATGCCGGAGAGTTTCCTGCCGGGCCAGCCGAGCAGAGTCCGGCACAGCGCATCGCAGCTGCTGCCGGGGCCGGGATGTTTTCCGCTGGTGGACAGCCGGGTTGGGCACCGTCATTGCGTGATCAATCTGTTTTTGGCGGCAAGCCGTTCGGCGGCGATGCCGGCGTCAATCCGTCTTTCCCGGATACCAGTGCACCGGCCGCACCGGCTACCCGGATCGCCGGCCCTGGTGGCGGCGGGCAAACACAGCCAAGCCCGGGCGGCACCATCGGCCCTTCCGAAACTTCCGCCTTGAACAACGCCCCCGCTGATGGCGGTG